AGCCTCTGTGGGCATTAGTGTGGTATAAGGTTGAACTATGATTTCTCCCGGTACTTACAACATGACTTGTTATCAGGGTGCAACCTTTGATAAGACTTTCACAGCTACTAATGACGGAACACCTATCAACTGGACTGGGTACACAGCCAAATTGCAGGTTAGGCAGTACGTCAATACCTCGGATGCGGCAGTCTTGACCTTGACTACAGGTTCAGGGATTACTGCTGGTGCTAACGATGGCAAAATTATTATTAGTGCTACAGCTGCACAGACTGGGGCTATCGCCCAGGGTAATTATGTTTATGATCTAGAACTTACTAGCGGTTCGTATGTTGTGCGTATTGTGCAGGGTCGGTTTACTGTCGATGGTCAGGTGACTTCATGACCTACAAATTAACCGTAACTGATACGACTACAACTCTTGCTGTAACCGAGTCACCAGTACTAATCACTGAGCAAGTCACAGGTATTCAAGGGCTAAAAGGTGACACAGGCTCGACTGGAGCGACTGGTGCTAAAGGTGACAAAGGCGATACAGGCAATACGGGTGCGACTGGTGCAACAGGTCAGGGTTACACAGCTCGGGGCGTTTATGCAGGTGGCACAGCTTATGTGCCTTATGATGTTGTGTTCTTTGGTGGTAATTCTTACCGTTGTAAAGCAAATACCACAGGCAATACTCCAACTAATACAACTTATTGGGAATACTTAACACTTGGATACAGTGCTCAGGGTGCTTATTCATCAGGCACAACTTACAACCAGGGCGACACTGTTTCTTTCAATGGTGGCAGTTATTACTGCTTTAACAATGGCACAACTGGCATCACACCAACCAATACCACCTATTGGCAAGTAATTGGTGCTAAAGGTGACACAGGCTCGACTGGACCAACTGGACCAATGGGAGTTAGTTACGCTCAGCAAGTCACATCGACTGTCACAGGCAATGGAACTACACAGGCTCCAATGTTTCCTAGTGGCTCACAAGCTATTACACTTGCTGCAGATACCGCCTATTACTTTGAGGCTTATGTTCACATTGCCCGAGCTGCTAGTGCTGGCAGTAGTGCTGTAGTCGGTCTATCTTTTAGTCAAACACAGCAGAATTTGTATTGGCAGGGCACAGCAACCAGTGTTTCTGGTACTGGTGCAACTTTTCAAGGTTCATTGAGTGGCACTGGAACGACATTGACGTTAGGTACAAGCAATACTGGAACAAACCAATTACACATCAGATACTCAGGTTTCTTTGAGTCAAATGCAACAACGGGCGGAACACTTACACCGACATTTGCTCAAAATGCAACTCCATCATCTGGAAATCCAAGTGTCCAAGCTGGCAGTTATTTTAGGCTAATTCCATACTCAAGTGCCTACCCAATCATCTCTGGTACTTGGTCATGAGTGTTTGTCGCTCTGGTTGCCCGACACAAGATCATGAGTCTTATGGTGACTGTTTGCAAGATGCCAACATCGGTATAGACAAAACATCATTACAAGTTAAATAAAACGCCCAAACCATTACAAATACACATAAATAATTTCTGTTTAGAACATGTGTTCGATAGTATGACAGTGTGGGGTTACTCAATGCGATGCGTATAAATAACTCTGCTTACGTCATGCCCGAATTAGAAGTCACAGCTGCCATTGCGGAAATGTATCCCGTAAACCCTATGAACCTGGGCTACACACCAGACATGGGGTATTTGCAACCAATCTCTAGACGAGCTGCCATGACTGTTCCAGCAGTAGCCCGAGCCCGTAACATCATCGCTGGCACTATCGCATCACTTGAAATGTGCACTTACAGCGAAATGACCGAAGCAAAATTACCTAACCGCCCAATCATCAAACAGCCTGACCCCAGCCTTGCTCGCAATACGACAACCTGCTGGACTATTGACGATTTAATCTTTTATGGCGTTGCATACTGGCAAATCTTGGCAACATCCCCGGAGGATGGCCGAGTCACACAAGCTAGGCGTATAGATCCATTACGGGTAAATACTCGGACAGACTCAACAGGCGTTCGTATTTTGTCGTACACAATCGATGGTGTCGATGTACCGATGCAGGGCGTAAATTCACTAATTATTTTTTGGGGTCCAGATGAGGGCGTACTCGCTCGAGCATCCCGAACCATTAACGCCGCTATCGAACTCGAGGCTGCAGCATTGCGTATGGCTCAGGAGCCAGTGCCACAGATGGTGCTCCGTAATGAAGGCATGAACCTACCACCAGACCAAAAAGAAGCATTGCTGACCGCTTTTAAGTCTGCTCGCCGTACTCGCTCAACTGCCTATGTTGAGGGTCCAATCAATCTTGAGGTTGTAGGTCTGGACTCTGCACAGATGCAACTGACAGAGGCTCGAGCCTACACAGCATCAGAAATTGCCCGAGTAATGAACATCCCAGCCTGGTACATTAATGCCGAAAGTGCGACTAGCACCTACAGCAATGTGTCAGCTGAACGCCGTTCATTGCTTGATTTCTCACTACGCCCATACCTTGACTCGTTCGAGAGCCGCCTAAGCATGGATGACATTACACCTCGAGGACAGTATGTCGAAGTTGAGATGGATGATTTCTTACGAGGCAACCCAACAGAACGAGTCGATGTAATCGTCAAACTCTTAGACTCAGGCATCATCAACATTGATGAAGCCCGAGCAATGGAAGATCTAGCACCAAGAGGAAACCCAACAAATGACGCTTAATCTAACTTTCGCTGCACACATCACTGGTGCAAATGAAGCAACCCGACAAATCTCAGGCATTGTTGTACCGTTCGGCAAGACAGGCAACACCAGTGCTGGACCAGTAATCTTTGAGGTTGGATCTATTAGCAATCCAGACCCAAAGCCAGTCAAATTTTTATTACAACATGATGCGATGCGACCAATCGGCAAAGCAATCGAGTTTCAGGTGACCCCGGGGGGTATCACTGGAACGTTCAAAGTTTCCAACACAACAGCAGGCTCTGACGCTTTAGTCGAAGCAGCTGACGGTCTACGAGATGGACTTAGTGTTGGTGCACAAATCGACAAATACACAATCCAAGATGGAGTAATGAGAGTTACTGCAGCCAAGATTGTTGAAGTGTCGTTAGTCCATGCCCCAGCATTTAGTGATGCTGTGGTTACAGATGTGGCTGCATCCGAAGCGGAGGCAGACCCAGACACAATCCAAGAGGAGGAACAAGTGTCAGAACAACCAATCGCAACACCAGAGGTTGAGGTTGAAGCCGCCGCTGCTCCAGTAGTACAGGCATCAAGCCCAATCCAGACCGCACCTCGCCTAAACATCACTGCTGCAGGCTACCTAGAAGCAAGCATTAAGCAGATGACAGGCGATGAGGATGCCCGAGCATACGTTCGAGCAGCCGATGACACCACCAGCACAAACACTGGTCTAACCTTGCCACAGCACTTGCAGGAGTTTTACACAAACACCATCGCAGACCGCCCATCAGTAGATGCTGTTAGCCGTCAAGCACTGGTATCAAGTGGCATGACTTTTACAATTCCTAAATTGGGAACCGCTCCAGTAGTCGATGTGGCTGCAGAAGGATCAACCCCAACGGAAACAGGCATGACCAGCACCTACCTAACAGGTACTGTGCAGACCTTCCGAGGCTCTAACACCATAAGCTGGGAGCTCATTGACCGTTCGAGCCCCGAGTTTTATGCAGAATTGCTCAATCAGCTGTCAAATTCCTACGCTAAAGCAACCGATGCTGCAGTACTAACCGCTCTAGTATCAGGCACACAGGCTGCAACAACTGCTGCAACTGCTGCAGGTTTCATCTCATACGTTGGAACTGAATCAGCTGCATGTTTTGCTGGTGCAAAGAAAAAGGCTCGCAACGTAGTTATCAACACCGACTGGTGGGGAACTCTATTAGGTGCAACTGACTCATCAGGCCGCCCATTGTTCACCTCATCAAACCCACAGAACAACCCGGGCGTTGTCAGTGGTCAGAGCATCGATGGAAACATCATGGGTCTAAAT